GGACTACTATCACTTTCGTCCGGGTGAATCGGTTAACGACTCTAACTTCCTGAAGAAGTCGGCTGATGCCTATCGGTCGGTCGGTCTGATCAAGAATATTATTGACCTCATGGGGGATTTCGCATCTCAGGGAGTAAGGATTTCCCATGAAAATAAATCTATCGAGAAATTCTATCAACGCTGGTGGGAAAAGGTCAAGGGTGATGAGCGAACGGAGCGATTTGCGAATCAATTATACCGACTAGGTAATGTCCCGGTGTATAGGGCATTCGGCAAAATCTCCAAAAAGGATAGCAAGGTCTCCATACCGTTCAAGTACGAGATTCTAAATCCCACCAGTATGGAAGCCCACGGAGAGAATTCCGTGTTTGGGGATACCCGATCGTACAACTTAAAGATCTCTGTAGCCACAAGAAAGCATATCCTAAAAACTGGCAAGGGGGTAACCCCAGAAGTACTTAATTCGTTAAAGGGCGGTGCCATTTCGATCCCCCTAGACATGAATAGGCTGAGTCTTTTCTTTTATAAGAAAGACGACTGGCAGATTTGGGCCGATCCTTTAATCCAGCCAATTCTTGACGATATCACTATGCTGGAGAAGATGAAGTTGGCGGACATGGCCGCCTTAGACGGAGCCGTGTCCAGTATTAGACTCTGGAGAATTGGTAGCCTAGACCACAAGATCACGCCTAACAAAGGTGCGATAGATCGACTGCGTAGTATCCTAGCCGCTAACGTTGGCGGGGGAACCATGGATTTGGTGTGGGGGCCTGAAATTGACTTCAAAGAGTCTAATACACAGATCTACAAATTTCTAGGTAGTGAGAAATACGGTCCCGTACTCAACTCAATCTACGGAGGTGCGGGAATTCCGCAAACCCTCACGGGCAGTTCCGGTGGTGGGTTCTCGGACAATTTTCTATCGCTCAAAACTCTAATTGAAAAACTGGAGTATGGTCGGGACATAATCACTTCATTCTGGAGAGAAGAGTTTGAGCTTGTCGCTAAGGCCATGGGTTTTTCTTCACCAGCCGAGCTTAAGTTCGACCAGATGATTCTGTCTGATGAAGCAGCGGAGAAGAATCTATGGATTCAGCTATCCGATCGAGGGATTATCTCTACCGAGACACTACGTCAAAGATTCGGTGAGTCTGACCTCATCGAGGAATCTAGGATCAAGACCGAATCAGGTAAAAGAAAGAAGGGCATTATTCCTCAGAAAGCAGACCCATATCATAATGGTAACACTGAGTCTGAATATGTAAAACTCGCACTAGGGAAAGACACTCTGAGCATAGAGGACGTTACCGATTATAAAGCGAGGGTGCCACCGGCGGTCAAGACGGTCAGGGGTGGCAACACTAAAAAACAGTCGGGCGAGAATGGAAGGCCCCCTTTTAAGACGGATACTCAGACTAGGAAGAGCCGACGTGTACTACCAAGAAGCAAAGCGAACCTCTCTACTACGGCATTATGGGCTTATGATACCCAGAAAAAAATAGCACACTCCCTAAACCCTATTTTTCTTCATCAGTACGGTAAGGCCACGCTCCGCGAGCTAAGTAAGAAAGAGCAGGACGAGTTAGAACTCATTAAATACTCTGTGCTTTGTAACATCGCCGAATTTTCTGAAATAACGGATGAGGTAATTCTGTTAGCAATGGAGGCTGACCATCGACCAGTAGATACATCTTCTTTTTACCGGTCCTTCCTAGATAGAAATGGCCGACAGCCAAGCATTGAGGAAACACGCCAAATTTATTGTTTGGCCTACTCCTGTAGTAGAAACTGAGAAAAAGTATAAAAAATAGACAAAAAAGCGTACATACTAATGAGGTACATATATGAACCATGTTTACGCAGCCGAAATTGAAGACTCTCTCGAAGAGATGATGAAGGACAACTGTGTCGCTTTTCTTTGTGAGATTGTTGAAGCCGGTGAAACTACAGAGGCGGACATAGCCATTGCGGCTATTAACGCTCCAGTACTACAAGAAGACCTGTACGGCCTCCAGTCCATCCTAGTATCGGCGGGGTGGAATAAAAACGACGACGTTTTTTCAGCATTAGATCTTTGGAATTCCCGAAACACGCCAGTAGACAAGCCGCTTAACTATATGCACGATGGTACCGACATCATCGGGCACATGACAAAATCGGCTGCTATGGACGAGGCGGGCAATATCCTTTCAGATGATACGGCAGAATGCGATGTCCCTGAAAAACTCGATCTAGTAACCCATGCCGTCATCTATAAGACATGGATCGATAAAGACCAAAGGAAGAGAGTACTTTCTTTTATTGCAGACATTGATGCTAATAAATACTCTGTTTCGATGGAGTGCGTATTTCGTGATTTCGATTACGCGATCATCGGTCCTGATGGTGCACAGTCCGTTGTTGCTCGTGATGAGGGTAGTGCGTTTCTAACGAAGTACCTTCGAGCATATGGTGGCTCTGGTAAATACCAAGGCCACAAGATTGGTCGGATGCTTAGGTCTCTTTATTTTACTGGAAAGGGCCTAGTAGACAAACCTGCCAATATAAGAAGTGTAATTTTGCAGAAGGGATCTGATACGTTCAGTCCTCAATTTACGTTAACAGCAATGGAGCTAAAAATGCCCGAAGACAACGAACTAGAAACGGCTAAGGCTAGTGTCGTTAGTTTGAGTGCTGATCTGGAAGCTAGTGCTTCAGAGCTTAAGACACTTGAACAAAAAATCTCTGATCTGGAAGTGACTATCGCCACTTTAGGCTCAGAGAAAATCACACTATTCGAAGAATTGGCTGCTATTGCTCTTGCAACTAAAGTTGCTAGTCGCAAAGCAGCATTGAAAAATGCCGGAGCGTCTGAGGATAAAATCTCCGACATCATGGCACAATTTGCGGACGCCTCGGAAGAAATGTTCTCCGTCGTTGTTGCACTTGTTCCAGATCCGGTGGTTGAGGTTGAGGTTAAGGTTGAGGTCGAAGCAGTAGCCGAAGAAGCAGAGGCAAGCGATCTTGACTCTGTCGAGGTCGAGGAAGAAGCGGTATCCGTCGCAGACGAAACCATTGATAAAATTGCGATCGCAAGTGCTCATTTTCGTAGTACTTTCGAAACAACTAAAAAACTAAAGCAGGGGGTATAAACCATGGGTCTTCTTGGCGATCGATACGAACTCGATACTGACATTTCATTCTTCATGAATGAAACCGCTACGCGAGGCGTCGTTGTTTCTGTAAGCACGGCTGGCTCTGGTGCCGCTATGGACAATGGCAGTGCTCTATGCACAGTCAAATCCAATCCATCAGGAGCTTATCCATTAGGCTTCTTGATGAACGATATGGTTAATCTTGACCTGACTCGTCAGCACCTTAATTATTACAAGAACGAGGTTCAGCAGGGTTCTAAAGTCACGATTCTTCGTAAGGGCTTTGTCGTTACCGATCAGGTAACGGGTACCCCAACAGCGGGTTCAGATGCGTATTTGCATTCTGGTGGATCAGTTAGCTCTACTCAGATGTCTGGTGCTGTTAAAGTAGGCCAGTTCCTGTCAACCAAAAACGCTGATGGCTTCGCCAAAGTCAGCATCAACCTATAATAGGAGATATTAATGAGTTTCAAGCGACCCGATCCTGTATTCCTTGATATGCTCCGACGAGCGGGTTCTACGAACCCAGCCGTAGCAGCACAGGGACAGGACGAATTGGCAATCGCCATTCAGACTCCTCTCCGAGAGGGTGTTTTGTCTGGCGATATTGTTTCCGGTATTTTTGAGGCGGTTCCTACAGATGGCACATCTGCGGAATACCCAATGGACCTTCTGAGCCCCGGCGACGAAGTCAACCACGTAGCCTATACGAATCCCGGTCATGGACGTGTGCCTGAACGATCAGTTGAGGCTGACTACATTCAGATCCACACTTATCCAATCACGAACTCTATCGACTTTTTGAGCCGATTCGCTCGCGATGCTAAGTATGACGTAACAAACCGAGCTGTCAAAGTGATGGAAGCCGGCTTTGTTAAGAAAATGAACAACGATGGTTGGCATACTGTGCTAGCTGCCGGTGTTGACCGCAATATCCTTGTGTATGATGCAGATGCTGCTGCTGGACAGTTCACAAAGCGATTTTTGTCTCTGATGAAAACCGTTATGCGACGTAACTCTGGCGGCAATAGTGCTTCGACAGGTCGTGGACGATTGACGGATGTTTATCTGTCTCCAGAAGCACTCGAAGAAATTCGAAACTGGGGCGTTGATATCGTTGACGAAACAACTCGTCGAGAAATCTACGTCAGTACGGATGACGGTCTTATCACACGAATCTTTGGCGTAGATCTTCATGCTTTGGATGAGCTTGGCGAAAATCAAGAATACCAACAGTACTACACATCACAGTTGAGCGGCGTCCTTGGACCTGCTGCGGATACTGAGTTGATTGTTGGTTTGGATTTGGCGGCTGGCGACTCGTTCATCATGCCAGTTCGAGAAGAAGTTGTTATTCATCCAGATCCTTCTATGCACCGAAAGCAGAGAGTTGGATTTTACGGCTTTGCCGAAATGGGCTTCGGAGCACTTGACACACGTCGTGTGCTTTTGGGGTCCGCGTAAGCAAAAGAACACAATGAATGCGGGGGGTAAAAACCTCCGCATTTTTTGTTCCCAGCGGCAATTGGCTAAACCTATCTGCTACGCGGCATCAGTAAAAGTTTCTATACCCCTAAGGAGTTCGTTTGTTTAACAACGGACACATGCTCCTCTTTTTTACTGAGCGACGTCAGTCGCCGAGCATTGTGTGTCGTAGACACACTAAGAATATACGGATAATTTGAGCAATGCCGGTATCGGGCTTGTTTGGGCAACATTCGGCTTTTGATCTATTTTCATAATTCCGAGTCAGGATCAAAAATGAGTCATTTTTTTGATTTGA